AGACACAACAGTGCAAAGCAAGTCAAAATAATGCGCGCTGAACGATCCATGCGCGGAAGTGTACCACAATCGTCAACCGCTCCCCAGGCCCGAGAACAATCGGCGGAGCGATCCAGCAATCTCCGCCCGTCGCTTCCCGGTCATGCGGACGCCTGCCGGTGCCATCTGCGCACGGGACTGAACAGAACGCGCGAGAAAATCTTCCGGTTCAACGCGCGGATCAGGCCGAAACATGCTGTGATTGATGACCGTGGCATACAGGAGCGCCCAGCGCCGGTTTTCCTCTTCGCGAGATCGCTCCCACTGCCTACGCATCGCGGACAACATCCGCGGTGTCGCGTGATAGAAGCGCGCAGGAGTGAGGCCGAGCCGGAGCGTCGCAAATGCGACCACCGTCTCCCAGGTAATCGCCCGGGCTACTTCCCGGGCTGGGAAGGGTCGGCGGGGGATTCCTCCTCGACAGCCTGCGCCGCGTCCCAGGCATGCTTCACCGCAAGCGCGATGTCGTAGACGTTGCGAAAGTCGACCATCTTAATCGCGTCGGGAAACGTGATCTCAGGGTGAAAAGTGCGCAAGGCCGCGGCGAAGACCTTGCGGACGTTCGCCATGTCATGACAGGGCAGCGCGACTAGCAAATTCACGCGCTCTTCCGAGCCATTAGACCTCAGCTCAGCGTTGATGGAGGCTTCCGCCTCAGCGAGCGCTCCGAACGTGAAGCACAGGTTGTAAGTCTTGCCGCCGATAGTGATGGGCGTCTTGGGGAGGGTGGGATCGGCGACTGTGCCGGCGATTTCACGAACTCTTGTCCTTGCCATGATTCCCTTTCAAAAAAGCCGGACGGCCGTTTCCAGCCGCCCGGTGCGCAAAGTGTTCAAAATGTCAGGCGGGGCCGTGAAGGCCCCGCCCGTCCGCTCAGGTAAATCGCCCAGCCCCGTTTCTCTCCGGCCAGGTTGCTCCGGAGCTTTAGGTGCCCGCGACCAGCGTGACCGGTCCGGAGACCTGCAGATCAATGGAAAACTCAATCTGCTTGGTCGGCGAAACGGAGAAACTGCTGCCGGCGACGTAGGCGCTGAAGTTGTACGCGTCGCCCTTGGTGGTTTGGGTGGAGATCTTGGGCAGCTCGACGCTGAACGTCTGCAGCGAACCTGCCTGATACGCGGTCTCTACCAGCACCTGGCCAGCGTCGGCGGCAACGCGGTTGCCCTTCATGGTGAAGCTGGCGGCCTTGCGCATCGTGGCCAGCATCTCGGAATCGCTGCCCGACTGCAGGTTGGTGACGTCGGCAAAGTCCCACTTTCCGCGCTGAAGCGGGAAGTCGGTGACTTCGCCGATGACGGTAGGAGTGGCGCCGATCGAGACGATGGAGCCCCGGCCGGCCTGGGCCTTGGAGGTCGTATACGACATGAATTGCTCCTTTGCTAAGCCCTAGCTGGGCAGGGTGTAGAGGACGTAGAACTCACACATCCGGTGAAAGACGAGGTCTTCGCCGAAATAGTCCGTTCCAGGATTAAGCAGGTAAGTATTGAGCACATGCGTGCCGTCAGAGAGACGGCCGCACCACCCGTTGACCGCCTTGATCACGGCCACGCGCAGATTTGCGGCCTCACTGGCGTCCTGCGAGTGCGCGGTAAGCTCGATGCGCTGGCGAATGGTGCCCGACGTGTTCAGCGTGGGATCGGCGGCGCCGCCGACGAACTTGTAACTGAGACAGGGATAAAGCGCCGGGTCGAAGACTGGCGGCTCGACCTGGTACACGCGGTCACCGATGATACCCGCGACTCCCGGGCTGAACGTGAGCAACGATACCAAGCCTTCATCGATCATGGAAGTCTCCGGAACTAGTTCGAATCAGAGCTGATCTGAGTGCAGGCCAGCACCACTTTGCGGTTGCGCCGCTGGACATTATCGACGGCATCGATGTTGAAGGTGTTATCCCCGAAGAGGACGCGCATGCCGGTCTTTACGTCGACCGCGGCGCCCGGCCATCGGATCGTGATGCAATCCGTGGAGCGCGAAACCTGCGTCGAGTTCTGAAACGACATGCGGAAGGTGCGCGAGTTGGTTCCCTCGATGGACGCGCGCGTTTCGAGTACGGTGGTCCAGCTCGCCGGCGTGACAGACCTGCCGCGCGAGTCGCCAGCGGCCGAGGCCTGCTGGATCTGGATTTTGTGGCGCAGCGTGCCGGGGTCGATTTGATATGGAAGCATTGGCATGGTCAGGCCTGGTAGTACACGCGTAGGCGGTCGAGGAGGTTCTTGACGGCGTACGGAAGCTCAGCAACTCCGGAGGGCGCGACGGGAAGCCGGTTTTCGTACCAATGGCCAATCAGCAGCAGCATGGCCTGCAGCGCCATGGCCGGGCGGGGCTTGACGGTGAGCTGCGTTTCGTCGGCGGGATCGCGGTAACCCGCCGTGTAATCGATCCACACTGTATCGAGGCGGTGTAGCGGAACGGGCCAGCAAACCTGCGCGCTGGACCGGGTGATCTCGGCCGGATCGCGGTGCGATGCGGCGTAGTACGCGCTCGGGTCGAGTGTCTGCGTCGCGCCGCTCTGATCGATGTACTGGATCTGCGCGAGGGCCACGATAGGCGAACGCTGCAGCTCGAACTTCTTGCGCGGGATCGACCGGAACTGGTGCGTGAGCGGGTGGTCAAAGGCGAAATTGTACGGAATGGGCATGTGCTGCCCAGGGAAGCCGTCGAAGTACTCCCGAAACGTTCGCAGGCAAAGCGAGCGCGCGGTGTGATCTTCGACGAACTCCAAGGATCCAGGAATCACAACGCTCGTCAGGTAATCATCGTCATCGGTGAAGCCTTCATTGAGCTGGCACTGCTTTTTCGCCAGCGGCAGAAGCCCCGTAATGAACGATTCGGACGTATCGTCCTGCAGGATGTCGAGACCGGCCATCGTGAACTCCGCGAAGCAAATGGGTGGGAAGGTTGAGCAGGCGGGCCGGGAGAGGAGAGCCCGCCTGCAGCTGGGGAACGACTACGCCGTGCCGAGCGCCGGGCTGACCCATGCTTCGGTGTTGGCCACGGTGGTGGCGTCGTTCGTGGTGGGCTTGGTGCGCGCGCCGTACTGAATGGCAACGATGCTGTCGATGACAGCACCTGTGGCTCCGCCGCGGACGATTGCCGGGCGCAGGTAGCGCTGCGTGGGGCGATAGATATCCAGCACCGCGCACTTGTTGTCGTCGGTGAGAGCTTCAGCGACGGAGGTGCCGGCCAGATCGGCGGCATCGCTGCCGTCGGACGCCGCGCCCGCCTGGGCCTTGAGTGCAGGGGTGCCATCGGTGATGGTGCCGAACTGCGCGATGAAGATTACGCCGTCGAAGTCCTGCATATCGACGACGGCTCCGTTGACGGTGGTGGTGCCGACGGCGGTCGCATTCAGCGACCGAAGCACCTTCGCTGCCTTGGAAAGCTGCATGAATTCCTCTTTTCTTGATGTCGCAATGAAACGGTTGAAGCGAGAGCGGGGCACGGACTTGTGGCGCCCCGCTCAGCTCAAGCGCTGGAGGTCGCTTACGAGCACTTCAGGCGGACAAAGGCCTCGGCGAGAACCGGCATTCCGTCGGTCTCGGCGCGGCCGATGTAACCCACCTGATTCTGCTCGGCGTACAGCTCGACCAGGCGCTGCACTTCCATGTCGAGTGCGTCGACGATCTCGTACTTCGAGAAGTCGCCAACGATGCCGACGTAGAGGCCCGTGGTGAAGGTGTTCGGCACGTACTCCGACATGAAGAAGGGCCGGTTCAGGATGCGGTCCGGCTCGCCGGCGGTGATGCCCGGCTGCCAGAGGTACTGCCCGTACTGATCCTTCAGCTTGCGGATGGCGCGCACCGAATCGCGGTGGAACAACCAGGTGGCGACACGCTGGTACTGCGCCTTGAGCGAGTACAGCGCATCGACGAGGCAATCCGCGCCGTTGGTGGCGGCGAAGCCAGTCGCGGAGCCGGTGGCGACATCGCGCGAGGTATCGATGCCGTCAGCGGACGGAGTGAAGACGCCGAGCGGCTGCTGCACGCCGGTGCCGAGCAGGAATGCCTTCTCCTGCGCGATGCCGAACTTGTAGCCGAGGCGCTTGAGTACCACGTCTTCCGCCATGGGCGTCATGCGGATCAGCTTCTTGGACACCTTGATGCGCTTGGCGAGGGGATGGGGCTTGAGCTCGCGCTTGGCGAACTTCAGGCCCGCATCCTCCTGGCCGGTCGCCAGCTCCGAGGTCCAGTCCGCATCGTCCACGTCGGTGAGGCGCGCAGGGATGCCGAGAGAAGTTGCGCTGGTGAGAACGGTCTTCGTCGCCAGGCCGCGGATGAAGGTCTCATTGTCGACGATCTCGATCAGGCGGTTGGCCAGCTGCTCCGACATCACCAGGTAGCCGCCGCCGTCATCGGAATCCGACTGCAGCGCGTTGCGGATCTCGCCGGACGTGCCCGACGGGATGCCGCCGCCGAACATGGCTAACAGAAACGCGTCGTGATATTCCTGCGTGGCGCGCACGCCCTTGGGCTTGCCGCCATTGTTCTCGGGAGCCGGTTCCGCCGGGCGACGCCGGCCGCCGGCCGACAGATCGGCCTCGCGGGCTTCCTGCTTCTCGTGGAGCGAGATCTGCTCGTCGAGCTGCTCGAACCGCGCATCCATTTTGCGGAGGCTTTCCTTCTCCTCGGTGTTGGTTACGCGGTTTTCCTTGCCCGCCTTGTCGAGAATGGCGCGGTACTGCGCCGTGAGTTCGCCCTTCTCGTTCTTAAGTTCGATCGATTTCCGCATGGGTGCCCTCCTGGACACACAAAGTCATCCGGCGCCGCCGGCCTGGCGACGTCGATGGTTGGCCTCGGACGAACTGGACGCCGGGTCCAGGGTCACGCGGGCGATGGGTTGAGGTTGAAATAGAAAAGCTCCGCTACGGGCGGGGCTATTTCGTACAGAAAGGTTCAAAACGGAACTTATTTGCGGGTAAATCGCAGATCGATGCCCGTTTTTGCACAGGTGTGCACTCTCGCCGAAAAAATGATTTTGTATCTTCTTTACTGTTGGCGGGTACCTCGAACGCCAGTCTCGACCGCGCAGTTAGAAACATCGGAAAAATCCGAACAGGAGAATCCAAATGGGACAGCTTTGGGATGCGTATGTCAGCAAGCTTGAGAACGAAATCAAAGATCGCACTCTTGAGAAACTTGAGCGCGAAAACGAATGGAAACGGCTACGCGAACTTGTTTCAAAGTTCAACGGCTGGGAAATGCCCATCGGAACATTCAACTGGCAAGAAGAACCTTTCGCCCTCGGACTGGAAAGTCATTTTGCCGTGTTGCAATTCAATCAGGAGTTCAGCATCGAGTTTTCTAAACGGAGCAACTTCAATGCCTATCCACCGGAGAGGCGAAGAATAATGCGCACTTGGAAGGCTTTCGTTCGCGCTGAAGATGGGGTGCTTGGATGGAAAGTTGATGGGCTAAGAGAGCAACTTTCTGCGGACGACTTCGCCGACCGTATTGCCGTAGAACTCACTCAGCTTGAATATTCATCGATCGGCCACTAATTAGCTCGTTCTCTCGTACAGTGTCAGGCGTTGGCGGGCGACATCATCAAAGGCGTCCGCCGGAGCCTGGTTTTCGGCTTCCATCTGGTTCGGGCAGCCGTCGCAGTTCGGATCGACGCAGTCAGCGTTCGCACACTTGGAACAGTCGCCTGTCTGGCACGGATCGCATTCGCATTCACATGCGCCGGCATCGTTCGTGGCGCATGCGGCTGGTTTGATCGAGTCCGGAACATGCTTGCAGTGGCGCAGGTTGAAGGAGTTGACAAGCGCACGGGCCTGCGTGGTGGTTTCCTCATCCTGATTCATCAGCTTCGTCGCGAAGCCCTTGTCGACGGCATCCTGCGCGCCCATCCAGGTCTCGGCATCCATGAGCGTCTTGATCTCTTCCACGCTCTGGCCGGTTTTTGCGACGTAGATCCCGCCGATGGTCAACGATATGTTGTCGAGCGTGTCGGCTACCTGGCGAAGCAGAGGCCCGTCGCCATAAGCGAAGGTGGCCGCGTTGTGCACCATGATCATGGCGCCGAGGCCGACGTAAATTGTGTCGCCCGCCATGGCGATGACGGACGCGGCTGACGCGGCGAGCCCGTCAACGTAAACATCGATCGGCTTGGCCTGGGCGCGCAGCAGGTTGTAGATCGCCACGCCTTCAAACGCGCTGCCGCCGGGCGAATTGACGCGCACAGAGATGCGATCGAACACGCCGGCGTCTTTGATGGCCTGAGCCACAGACTTGGCCGTCACGCCGCCACCAGACCAGTAATCTTCGCCGATCTGGTCATACACGAGCAGCTCGAGCGTGGTATTTTGGGAGGCGCTCATGCGGGTTTTGGCGCGGAACATGGGCTTGAATGGCTTCGGCATCAGTTGGCGCTCCTTTTGAGGATGGTGCGGATGGAGGTATCGAGCAGGTCAAGGGCGACGGCATCAGCCTTTTCGTCGCTCCATTGCTCGGATTCGGCCGCCAAATGGGCCGCGTGGGAGGCTGCAAACTGCTGATTTTCGGGGGAAATCTGCCCGAAAAGTGCCTCAATCAGGCTAAGAACCGGAGAAATTAGCGCCGATTCCGCGTAGCCCTTCCGACTTGCAGCCTTTCGCTGCAAAATGCGGCCTGTGGCGTCGCGAAAGAAACGCTCGTGCACCTGGCGGATGCGATTGACAGCCTTGAGCACCTGCGGGCCGCCGCGGCCGAGCCGAAGCACAGGCTGCTCGTCCTGGCCGAGCTCGTCCTCGTTGATTGCATCGTCAAACGAGTCGAGCGGCACCATATTGAGCGGAACGAAGTAGCGATCCCCGCCGTCAATCGGATTCAGGCCCATATAGTCGCGCACATCGTTGTCGGAGTACGCGCCGATCATAAACATGTCCTTGCAGTGCGCGGTGCGCGCGGCGGTGTCGCCTCGCATCATGCCGTTCACATCGAATTCGATGAACAGCCGGCCCTTTTCGCGCGGCAGAAGCAAGCGGCGGTTTCCGCCCTGCTCAATACACTCCAGCCAGGGCGCGATGCAGTCGCGCAGGAACTCAATATCCTGATGCTCGATGTTGTTGTTGGTGGAGCGGCTGAGATCGCCGATCTTGTGCGGCGGCAAACGCCAGAGGCCTGCGAGATCGCCGCGCTGAAACTCGCGCGTGAGGATGAACTGCGCCTGCTCCGGAGCGATGGTGCGCGGCGTGAACTTCATGCCCTCTTCAAGGATCGTGATCCGGTGGGCGTTTTCGAGGCCGCGGTGCTTCTCTTCGAAACTCTCTTTGAGCCGCTTGGAGGCCTCGCCGGAGAGGGAGCCCGGGTGCTCGAGGAAGCCGCCGTTATTGGAGCCGTTGCCAAAGAACGAAGCGCCGAAGACTTCGAGCGCCTTGCTGAGGCCGAGAGCTTCACGGTGCAGCGCGACGGGCGAATAGGCGTTATAACCGTCGCTGGTACCGCCGGTGATGTAGAGGATCTCGTCATCCCAGAACGTTTCTGTTTTTCCGTCGATAGTGGTGGCGAAGAACCACATCTTGCCGTCGCGGATCTCCCACCGGACACGATCGGGGCGCAGCGGCCAGAGCGCAAGAATCTTGCCCGTGGTGGGATCGCGCTCGATATAGCTGGCGTGCCGGCCCCAGATCAACAGATGAGCAACCATGCACCAGCGATAGGTGTAGGAGGTCATGCGCTCGTTCGGCTCATCGTGCAGCAGGAAGTAAAGCGCGTGGTTGCGAGCCTCTGCACGGCCGCGGGGCTCCAGGTGCTTGTAGACCTTCCACGGCAGCATGGCGATGGTCTGCGCGATGACGTTGACGCACTTATACACGTCACCTACGGTGAGCGCGTTGGCTTCGTGGATCGCGATGCCGGACGACGTTTGCGAGAGCGCGAGGATACGCTGCAGCCAGCCCGAGGGCTGCTGAATCGAATCGCCGGCGACGCTGATCGCGTTTCGGATATTACCGAAGAGGGCCATCAGGTTCCTGTCTTACTTCGTGTCAGCAGTGAAACCGAACATGGCAAGCAGCACCAGAATGATGCCGCCCAAGATGACGCCGGCGGGCCGGTAGACCATGCCCGCGCCCACAGACACGAGCGCGGCGCCGGCCAGACCGGTTACATCGCGAATGATGGTTTGTTTCGACTTCATAACGAGATGACTCCACGGGTTTCGTAAACAGACTTCTTGGGCGCTGGAGAGCTGATGGCCAAATACATGGCGTTGAACAGAGCGCTCGCCGGGTCGATTTTGCTCGCGCTGTTTTCCTTGCGCGGGAAGACGTTGTCGTTCGCGTCAGGCTTGACGACGACGTTCGATATCGCCCAGCGCAACACCGGATCGCCGTTGTGGTGAAGACGGCCGGAAAACACCGCCGCTTCCACTTCTTTCATTGCCGGGTCGAGATACTTCCAGTTCTGAGGGATATCCACGACCTTGTCATTGCCCTGATTGTCCTGCCCGATGAGAGCCTTCAGGTCTTGCTGCATTTGCATCGCCTGATGCGGGTCAAAGCCAAGCCGGACGAAATTGAATCGCGGCAGATCCGCTTCGATTTCCTTCTGTACAAGCGAGAACCGAATCTCCGGACCGTCGTGCCCGACAAAGAACCGATGTTCAGGTTCGAGCTGGTTCGACTGCTCAAGCCATTTTTCGTACTGCTGATGATCACCGTCCTGCGCGCGATCGAGCGGAACGTAATGCCTTCCGAAGATGTAGTAGTGCCGCTGATCTCCGATCCAGCGAACGAAGATTTTGCAGCGCGAGGTGAGGTCGAGCTTGGCTCCGAGATCAGCTCCCTCGTAGACCAGATCGTTTTTAAAGTCTTCGATCGCGAGCGATGGATCCTTGCAGAGCTTCCACTTTTCCATGTTCATCCAGGCAACGCGTGCATTGACCCAGATGTTGAGGTTTTTGCATTTGTACGAGTTCTGCCGGCTGGGCCGCTGGATGGCTTCCTGCAGCTCGGCCTGGATGTAATCCTTGAGGACACTGACGCCGTAATTCGGGTTCGCCTGGATTGCGGCTTCGAGTGTGTTCCACTTCTCTGGATCGTCGACGGTGTAGACGATACCAAAGATGCGGTCATTGACGATCTCGCCTTCGAGGATCTTCTCGAGATCGGTCTGAAGTTCATGGCACGGGCTCTCAATGTCAACGCCGGCAGTAGAAATGATGAGCTGCAGCGGCTGCCGGCGCGCGCCCATGCCGGTTTTCGCGGTGTTGTATTGATCCCAGGTCTTCTGTTCGTGAAACTCGTCGTGAATGAAAAGGTGCGGCGATGGACCGTCGCCCGGCTCGCCGATGACCGGCTCAAACTTGCTTCCGTCTTCGACGATGTACATCGAAGATTTGCCGACAGTGACACCAAACCAATCGGCATAATTGTCGGCCCGCTTTGCCATGCGCGAGGCCGGAGAGAAGACCTCGAAGGCCTGCTTCTTTTGCGTCGCGCCGCAGTAAACCTCTGCGCCAGGCTCGCCGTCGGCCGCGAAGAAGATAAGCCCGATCGCGGCGGCCCAGGTAGTCTTCGCGTTCTTACGCGGGACCATGATGATGGCCTGCCGAAAGCGGCGCAGGCCTGTTTCCTTGACCACCCATCCGAACAGGCTGCAGGTGATGAAGGTCTGCCACGGCTCAAGCCGGATAAGCTCCTGATCGAGAGCCCAGTGGCCCTTGACGTGCGGAAAGCGTTCGACCATCGCGCAGCGCTTGCCGGCGAGAACCGGATCGAAGCGGTACGGAAAATCCTTGCTTCGCGACTTAGCCAGGTCGTCGAGATGACGCTGGCAAGCCTGCTTGGCCTGCTTGCAGGCCGGAATCTTGCCGGACACAACGTCGCGGCAGTACTGCAGAGCGACCGGGGCGTAGGTTTTCCACTCCCTACGAACCTTCTTCGCTTTGCGCCGCGAGCCTCTGGAGCGTCCTTTGCTAACCGACAAGCTCGCCCCATCCTCCAGCGGCCGCGCGAGACGAACGCGCGTCGCCTGGATCCCGAACGCGCACTGCCTCGGCTACGCGGGGGCTATCGACGGGCGTCATGCCCATGGCTGCAAGATTCGATTTAACCTGCGCATAATCGCCCGACGTGGCCTTGCCCAGGCCGGCGCTGGCGCGACGAATCTTGTACATCAGGTGACAGGTGTTTTCGACCAGCAGACGATGCGATGCGTTGAGCACATTCAGCACGTCCTGGGCGACGATCTCATTCCAGAGGTCAAGCAGCGACTGACAGCGGCCAATGTGGGCCGCGTCGCGTGCCCAGTCGGCCGGCGGATTGCCGATGCCAGGCTTGATGGCGAGTTCGGCCACACGCGTCCTCTTCCGCGCAGGATTCTTCCTGAAGGCGCCGGAAAGTTCGAGCACCTTTGCGGGTTTGCGGGGACGTGCCATGGATGTGCCAGGGGGCTTTTGGACCTCGTTTCGCGAGCCCGACCCTCTATCAGAGGCTGTAACGGGCTGCGGTGGGGCTAGAAGGGCCTATTTGCACGCTGAAGCGATCAATACGACTCAGGCAGTGCAAAAGCAAAATAGTTTGGGTTTTGTGGACGTGAAAGTGAAGCTTGGGCACGGTCTAGGGCGGCCAGGGTCTGGAGGATTTTCACCCCCTACCCCCACCCCCGAAGCCTCCATCCTCACGCGCCGTCTTTGAGCTGTGACACTCGTGACACAGCCCTTGCCAGTTCTTCCGATCCCAGAACAGCTTCTCGTCGCCGCGATGCGGAATGATGTGATCCACATCGGTTGCCGCCTTGACTCGCCCCAGATGCTCTCTGCTCGGATCAACGCACAACGGATTCATCTTCAGGAACGCCGCACGCGCCAGCTGCCACTTGTACCCGTAGCCGCGACTGGCACTGCTGCCTCGCCGCTTCTCAGTCGTCGATGCCGGACTGGATGGCTTGCAGGTCAAGCAGTATCCCCGCTCGACCAGGTTCGGACATCCAGCCCGCGCACACGGCCTCTTCACCTGTTACTTGCCCCAGCCGACCAGCACACCGATGATCGGCTGATAGCCAGAGCCATTGCCCACACTCGACTTCAGCAACCGCACCGAAGGCATCAGGTAGTAGCTGCCCTTGATGTGAATCGATGCCAGAGCGCCAGCGTTCCATTGCCATCCTGTATTGGATCCGCTGAAGCTGATGCCCGCAGCCGTCGGCACATAGACCGGAA